ACGGCGTGATACCAGATTACGCTTTAGCTATTGACCCGCAAGAGCATCGGATAGCGTTTCACAAGCCACACCAGGCTGTTCAGTACATGATTGCCAGCCAGTGCCATCCGGCCATGTTTGACAATCTGAACGGCCACAATGTCACGCTTTGGCATCCGTACATCAAAAAAGGCCAAGACCGGCCTAAAAACTGCATGCTTATTGGCGGCGGCACAACGTCCGGCCTGCGAGCCATTTCCCTGTTTTATGTCCTTGGCTGGCGCAATTTTGAGCTATTTGGCTTTGATTCGTGCAATGACGGCGACCAACTACGGGTCAACGGCGATGGCCTAAAAGACGGCGACAAGCTGATTGAGGTGAGGATAGAGCCTAAGGGCGAGCCTTACTTTTGCAATGCTGCAATGGCGCTGCAAGCTGAACACTTCCAGACTTACTACGATTACTTGCCGGATGCCACATTTACGGGGCATGGGCATGGGCTGATACAGGCCATTATCAAGAAACGCAGCCAGAACGTCTTTGAATTAGCAGGCTTGATTGACGGCAGAAAAGAGCTAAACACGCGCACATCGTTTATCCATTGGGGTGACAACAAATCAGCAAGCTGGCGCTATCGGGCAAAGATACCGGCAGGGGATTGGGCCAGCCTGAACGATTTGACGGCTGACACGCTGGTCTTTGCCAAGCCCCAAGCGCATGAGTTAATTGAGATGGCACGGGCCAAGGCCCGGGGTGCATGGATAGTCGTGGACTTCTGTGATGACCATTTCGATTGGATGCACTACAGCGAAGCGATGCGGCTGGCAGATGTGGTCACTTGCCCAACTGAGGAAATGGCAAGGCGCATCAAGGCGCTAGGACGGGATGCCGTGGTGATTGCTGATCCGTTTGAATACCCGCTAAAGAAGCCTCACTGCAAGGGTGTTAACTTGCTGTGGTATGGTCATCAGGTTAACAGGGCAAGCCTAGAACGCATTCTTCCGGAGATTGCGGGTTATCACCTACGGGTGGTTTCCAACTTTGCAGGGGCAATTCCGTGGTCAAAGAAGACCATGCTTAAAGAGTTTGCACAAGCTGATATTGTGGTGCTGCCAGCGACTGAGACATACAAGAGCGCCAATAGAGCAATCGAGGCAATCCGTCAGGGTTGCTTTGTGGTGGCAGAGCCTCATCCGGCTTTAGAGGGTTTTCCTATCTACATTGGCAACATCAAGGACGGAATTGAATGGACTTTGAAGAACAAACCAAACCGGCTCATATCCAAGGCGCAATCCTTCGTGACGGAAAGATTTTCGCCGCAAACACTAATCGAACAGTGGAAGACAGCTACGGCACGGCCTACAACCTCGGATGTGGAACAAAGAAATGGGACGGATGGATAAATGTCGATCTTTACTCTGATGTTTCTGACATTAAGTGCGATTTGCGTAAGCTGGAAATTGCGTCTGATTCGGCTGATGCCGTTGCTGCGATTCATGTTTTAGAGCATTTTTATGAGTGGGAAGTCGCTGATCTGTTGACTGAGTGGAAACGGGTGCTCAAGCCTGGCGGCAAAATGATCCTTGAGCTTCCGTGCATGGATAAGGTGTTTGCCTATGTCACCAACTGTGTGGCAAACAAAGAGCCTTTGCAGCCATTTATGACCCTGAATGCGCTGTATGGTGATCCAAAGTACAAGAACGAAGCGATGTGCCACCATTGGGGCTGGTTTCAAGTTCCGCTGCGCCAAATGCTTGAGTCGGTAGGCATGCAAAGAGTTGAGTTTTTTGAGCCTCGCTACCATTTTCCATTTAGAGACATGAGGGTTGAATGCTACAAGGAGTTTTGAGCAACGAGCAGCGGCATGAGCAAATGGCTCAGGCCAAAGGCCCAATGCTGAAGAAGAAAAAGCATTTCAACAGCAAGTGGGCATCAATTGTTTGTTACGGGCCAAGCCTAGCGGACACATGGCAGCAGATTAGGCGACCAATCGTTACAGTGTCGGGGGCGCACGATTACCTTGTTGAGCGCGGGATAGTGCCAGATTTCCATGTGGACTGTGACCCAAGGGAGCATAAAGCCAGAATGCTTAAAATGCCCCAGAAGGCCACGAAGTACCTGATGGCTACTGTGTGCCATCCAAGCTGGTGGGAGGTGCTAAAGGGCCATAACGTGCGTCTGTGGCACTTGATTAACGGCAACGACCTAGAAACAGTGGCATGGGTAGCGGCAAACCATCCAGAAGGCTTGGAAAGCATGCTTTCAGGCGGCTCGACTGTTGGAATGAGGGCGATGGAGGTGATGGCGGCGCTGGGATACAGGCGGTTTAGGTTTCACGGCATGGATTGCAGTTACTTAACAGACCGGCATGCTGGCCCTCATTTGGGCAAAAATCAAGATAAAATATTTGTCAAGGCTGGAGATAGGGTGTTCCAAACCACTCGACAAATGCTAGAGGCGGCAATTGAGATGGAGGAATTCATCAAAACTCAGGATGCAGAGCTTGCATTTTTTGGCGATGGTTTAATGCAAGAAACCGCGCTACAACTAAAGGAAATGGCATGAAAAACGAAGTGGCTGGCTGGACAGATGAATCATTTATGGAAAGCAATCGCGGCAAGATGGCGGTGTTCTTCCATGCGGTTCAAGTGCAAAACAACTTTAAAACGGCTGAAGAAAAGCGGCCAATCTTCCAAGAGCGCATTTTTCTTAAAAAGCTAGTGCCTGGCGATAACACCTTAACAATTGATCGTCCAATGCGTGAGCAAGACATTGAGGACTTTCCGGTTGAGTGGGCAAGGTTTGAGCAGAAGAAGGAAGCCACAGTGCCAGGCACACCAATTGAGGTGTGGAGCGTGATTTCTGAGACCCAAAAGGCTGAATTTAAAGCGCTTAACATTTTTACCATTGACCAGTTTGCCCAGCTCTCGGACATTGCTGGCAACAAGATCATGGGTTTTAACGATCTGCGCGACAAGGCACGGGCATTCATCGCGGCGGCTCAGGACTCGCAGATGTTTGACAAAATCCGCGCTGAAACAGAGAAAAAATTGCAGGCTGAGAGGTTGAAATGGCTGAACTCCGTGCGATGATTGCAGAGTTGACGGCTAAAAAAGCCGGTCGCCCTAAAAAAGAACTGGTGGAGTAAATGGCCTACACATTACTGCAATTGGTAGATCAAGTTTCAGGCGAGTTAGGCTTGACTCAGCCAGCTTCAGTAATCGGGTCAACCAACAACCAAACTATGCAGATGCTGGCTCTAGTCCAGCGTTTAGGCAAAGACCTAGTTCGTGACTATGAGTGGCAAAAGCTAGTCCAAGCCTACATCTGGCAAAGTGAAGTTGCGGTAAGCACTACGGGCACAATCACAGCCGGTTCAAGCGTTATCACGGCTATTCCAAGCACGGCAGCGCTTCAAGTCGGCAATGTCATCACCGGCACGGGCCAAGCGCCCTATGCTGAAATATTGACAATTGACTCGGGCACACAGGTAACGCTAAACACGCCTGTGTCTACCTCTACGGCTTCTGTCAGCATGACGTTTGCTAAACAAGATTACCCATTGCCTAGCGGTTACGACAGGATGATTTCGGATACCAATTGGGATCGCACTAACCACTGGCGCAACCTTGGCACTAAGTCTTCACAAGATTGGCAATTTTTGCAGGGCGGCATTATTTCAATTGGCCCACGCGAGCGCTATCGCATCTATAACGGCAAGTTTAGGATTTTTCAAGCGCTGACCACTGTTTACAATTTTTCTTTTGAATACGTTTCAAATTATTGGGTGTGTGCAGCCGGTTCAAGCACGGGAACAAAACCAGCTTACACAGCGGACACAGACACTTCTGTTTTTCCTGATGACTTGATGCTGGCTGGCTTGCGGTTTTATTTTCTTAAAGCCAAAAAGCTGGACTACGGCGCAGAGCTAGCAGAATTTAATCGCGCACTGAGCTATTGCAAAGCCGGTGATGTGCCTGTTTCGGCCATGAGCCTTGCGCCTGTTGGTATGAATCAACTGGTAGGCCCGTGGAGTGTGCAAGATGGCAATTGGCCTAGTGTTTAAGGAGACGATATGAAACTAGATGGTTTGTATGCCAACATCCAGGCAAAGAGAGAAAGAATAGCAGCGGGGTCGGGCGAGAAGATGCGTAAGCCTGGCACTGAGGGCGCACCTACTGCCAAGGCATTTAAAGAGGCTGCAAAGACTGCAAAGCCTGTAATGTCTGAGAAGAAAAAATGACTGCGGCATGGCAGCGCAAAGAAGGCAAAAACCCTGAGGGCGGGTTAAACGCCAAGGGTAGAGCCTCGGCCAAAGCTGAAGGCATGAATTTAAAGCCACCCGTAAGCTCAGGCGACAACCCGCGCAGGGCATCATTTCTTGCCCGTATGGGTAACATGCCTGGCCCAATGGAAAAGAATGGCGAGCCTACTAGACTTGCCTTGTCGCTAAAGGCATGGGGCGCAAGCTCCAAAGAAGACGCGCAGGCCAAAGCTAAAGCCATATCGCGCAGAAACAAAGCCTAATGCTCAATTCAATCGCACGGGGGGCGGGTTTAAGAACTCAAAGCTCCACGACCATCACAATCCCAGCGCCCATTGGCGGCTGGAATGCGAGGGATTCGCTTGGCGCCATGCCAGTGGGCGATGCGGTAACACTGACAAACTGGTGGCCTGGCACTAACTCTGTTGTGCTGCGCTATGGCTACACCAAACACGCTACAGGCATCACGGGTCAAGTTGAATCTGTAATTGCGTATTCGGGCGGCACAACAAACAAACTTTTTGCTGCCGCTGAAACTAAAATTTACGATGTTACGACTGCCGGTGCAGTAGGCGCTGCGGTTGTTTCAAGCCTTACCAATGCTCGTTGGCAGTACATCAACATGCGGACTTCAGCGTCTTATTTGATGATGGTCAATGGCGCGGACAAGCTACAATTTTACGATGGCACAAATTGGGCAAAAGATGGCGATGGCGGCGGCTACAACATCACAAACGTAGACACTGCTGATTGCTCAAACATTACTTTGTTTAAAAACAGAGTTTGGCTAATTGAGGACGGCACGTTAAAGTCGTGGTATTTGCCAATTAACAGCATTGGTGGTGCGGCTGTTGCGCTGGATATGTCTAGTCTTGTCCAGATGGGCGGCTACCTTGTGGCGGCTATGACTTGGACATTGGATGCTGGCTACGGCATGGACGACTACCTAGTGTTCATCACTTCTAATGGTGAAACACTGGTGTGGCGGCTGACTGACCCAACAACGCCAACAGGGATTTCTTTGATTGGCATTTATCAATTGGGTGCGCCCATTGGTAAGCGCTGCTGGGTTAAATACGGCGGTGACTTGCTTGTCATTACGCAAGATGGCGTAGTGCCCATGTCTGGTGCGCTGCAAAGCTCACGCCTTGACCCTAGAGTGTCAATCAGCAACAAAATCCAGTATGCAATGAGCCAAGCAATTTCTGCTCATTCCACTAATTTTGGCTGGGATATGCTGTATTTTCCAAAAGAAAACCAGCTAATTTTGAATGTTCCTATCAGCCAGGGCAGTCAACAGCAGCAATATGTAATGAACAACATCACAAAATCGTGGTGTAACTTTACAGGATGGAACGCTAACTGTTGGACGCTTTACGAAGATGATCCTTATTTTGGTGGAAATGGTTTTGTCGGCCTTGCTTGGAATGGCTATTTAGATGACACATCTGACATTACAAGTTTTGGTCTGCAATCTTTCCAAACTTATGGTCAAGCCAATCAAAAGCAGTGCCAAATGATTCGCTACCATTTGTTCACAAACGGCTTTCCAGCGGTTTATGGCAACGTGAACGTGGACTACAATTTAGCCGATAGCAGTGCCAGCTTAAATTTTACGTTTGTTGATTTTGCTACTTGGGACACTGCTGTTTGGGATACGGCGGTATGGGGCGACAATTTATTGCCCAGCGCCGATTGGCAGGGAGTAACTGAAATTGGCTATTCGTTTGCGCCAATCCTTAAAACGGCCAGCCAAGGCATACAAATTCAATGGGTAGCGGCTGATCTAGTGTTTACTGACGGCGGGACTTTGTGATCCTGATAGGCCATGAAGTAGGACATTGGGTAGCGGCAAGAAATTTTCAGATGTATTTTGAGGCCAACAGTCAATCAATTGGCTTGGAAAAAGATGGTGAAATTGTTGCTGGTGTAATTTATGAGGATTGGAACGGCCAATCCATCATGTGCCACATAGCAATCATGGGCAACTTAACGCCAACATTCTTAGCCAAGATTTTTGACTACCCGTTTAGGCAGCTTGGAGCGCACAAAATAATTGCACCAGTGGCAAGCGTAAACAGTGAAAGTATTCGACTTGTGACCAACATGGGGTTCAAAGAAGAAGCTAAAATTAAGGACGCGCACCTGTCAGGGGACATTGTTATTTTTACAATGACCAAAAATGAATGTCGTTTTTTAGGGGAAAAATATGGGAAAAAGCTCACCAACGCCACCAGCGCCGCCTGATCCGGTATTAACGGCACAAGCGCAAGCGGCGGCTAACAAAGAGTCGGCAATGGCTACGACTCAGCTTGGCAATCCCAACATTGTCAACCCCTATGGCACATCAACCACGCAATATGGCGCAGATGCGTTTTTTGCGGCAAACCCTGGCGCTTTAGCTGAATTTAAAGCAGACCCTGGCGGCATGACGGCTTTGGAATACGCCAAGCAATATTCTGCTGACCGGCCAGGCATGGCAAATTCCTATAGCGAGTACCGGCCTTTTGTAACGCAATCGCTAAATCCAGAATCACAAAGAATTCTTGATGCCCAACAGCAAACAAAATTGCAACTGGCAGACTTGTCAAATTTGGGCGCAACAAACGCAAGCAAAGTATTGAACACGCCTTTTGCGTTTACTGGCCCAGCGGCAAACACAACTATTACCAAGGCTGGTGAAATTTCTCAAGGGCCAGATGCTAGCCAATTTTTAGCGGGTGGTGGGCCTAACGCTGGTAATTTTATGGCTGGAGCAGGGCCAAGCGCAGCTAACTTTATGGCAAGCAGGGGGCTTGACACATCCAATGTTGCGGCCATGCCAATCAATGCTGGCATGTCGGCGCAAAACGCAATCATGGCGCGGTTAGAGCCACAAATGGCACGGCAGCGAGTGAGCACAGAAACGCAACTGATTAACCAAGGCTTGCGCCCTGGCTCAGAGGCTTACAACAATGCGGCAACCCTGCTGGGTCAACAAGAGAACGATCAACGCACTCAGGCGGTTTTACAGGGTCTTGGCTTGGACTTGAGCGCTAATGCTCAAGGCTATGGTCAAGCGCTGACATCAGGGCAGTTTGGCAATCAAGCACAAGCGCAAAACTTTGGGCAAGGCAATATTCAGCAGGGAATTTTTAACGCAGCGCAAGCTCAAAACTTTGGGCAAGGCACGACTGCACAGAATACGGCAAATCAAGCGGTTGGGCAGAACTACACGCAAAACTTCAACACTGTGGCGCAAAACAATGCGGCGCAACAACAACAATTTGCACAAAACGCACAACGTGCTGCATTTGAAAATCAAGCGCGGCAGCAAGCACTGGCAGAGGCTATCCAGCAACGCCAAATGCCGCTAAATGAAATCTCGGCATTGATGTCTGGATCACAAATAGCTAACCCGCAATTTCAATCCTACACAGGCGCAAATGTAGCGGCAGCGCCAATTGCTCAGACTATGCAAAACGCTTACACGGGTCAACAAAACGCATACAACCAAAACGTAGCGTCACAAAACGCAAACACGGCTGGTCTGTTTAGTCTTGGCTCGGCTGCAATTGGGCTGTCTGATCGCCGGTTAAAAACCAACATCAAACGCATTGGTACTCACAAACTTGGGGTTGGCATCTATGAGTACGACATCATGGGCAAGCACGATGTTGGCGTAATGGCGCAAGAGGTTATCAATGTGTTGCCTGAAGCAATTCACATTCATCCAAGTGGCTACATGATGGTCGATTACGGGAGGTTAAATGCCTGACATCAATTTGTCTCCTTACACCTCCCAAATGGAGGCTTTAGCGCAGCGGCGCAAGATGGCTGAATTGTTGAGCCAGCAGGCTATGCAGCCACTAGAGATGCCGCAAGTCGCTGGGGCGCGTATTAGCCCCTATGCAGGGCTTGCCAAAATGCTGCAAGCCTACACCGGACGCACAATGCGGGAAGAAGCGCAGGCCGAACAAAAGGCTTTGGCTGACCAATACAGGACAGACACATCTGCTGACTTCAGCAGCTTGCTTGCAGGGCTAACGCCAAAAGCGGCAGTGCCAGAAGGCGCACCAACTTACATGCCAAATGTGTCTCAAGTAGACGCAACTGAAAACCCGCGCATGGTGATGCAGCCAGAGCGCGATGAGATGGGCGCAATTATTCAACCTGGCGAAGCTGGTGCGGGTTACTTTGGGGTCACACCTGGCACACCAGCAATCCCTGCTAGTGGCGGCAAGCTGTCAGCGGATAAATTTGGTGAGATGAAAACTGATCCTGGCCGACAGATGTTTATGGCGCAGCTACTAGCACAAATCAAGCCTAGAGAGCCAAAGTGGGAATTGAAAGAAATTAAAACAGCGGATGGCGGCACTAAGACCATGCTGCTAGACATGAACGCGCCCAATCCTATGAGCACGGCAACTGAGCAGGGAACGCAAAAACCAATTAAAAAGCCTATTGTTGTTGGAAACGTATTAGTAGACCCTGACACATACCAGCCTGTTTACACAGGGCCAAAAGCAGCCAGAACTGGTGATCTAGGCAATTACGATGAATATGTTGCTCAACAAACTAAAGCAGGCAAAAAGCCAGTAAATTTTGACCAATTTTTGATTAACCAAAAAATAGCTGGGCGGCAACCTGCCAATGTTACTTATGGATCGCCAGTGGCGGCTGTTGATGCAAGTGGCAAACCTGTGTTTATTCAGCCAGGTCGCGCTGGTGGTGCGCCTTCTGTTATGCAAGGCTTCACACCTCCGGAAGCTAAACTAAAAGATGTGCCGCCAACTGTAAATGCGGCAATTATTGCAAACCAAGCAGCAGGCAATCAATTAGATCGTGCAATTGCACTAATGTCTGGTGAAAATTTGCCTGGCATGACGGGCGATAAATCGGCAACAGGTCTTAAAGGCTATTTGCCAAACGCTATTTTGAGTCGAATCGATCCACAAGGCGTTAGCGCCAGAGCTGAAATTGCAGACATTGGTTCGTTAAAAATTAACGACAGGAGTGGAGCTGCGGTTACTGCAAGCGAAACACCACGATTGATGCCGTTTATTCCTTTAGCCACTGATGACAACGAAACAGTCTTAAAGAAATTAAGAAGACTAAAATTAGAAGTGGCAAATGAAACAAATGCCATGAGGGAAATTTATAGCAAAGACCAAGGCTTTAAAGAAAATCCTGTTTTAAATAAACCAAGTGTTGCTGGCAAAATTACAACTTTGCAAGAAATACAAGAAGTGGCAATTAAAACAGGTAAAACAGTCGAACAAGTAACAAAAGATGCCTTGGCAAACGGTTATAAGGTGCAATAAATGTCACTACTTGACGATCTTTACAGCGGCGCACCTTCTGGCGGCTTAAGTGCTGATTTGTATCCAACGCCAAAAGCGCCACCAGCGCCCAAAAAACCAATGGGTTACGGCGAGATGTTGGGGCAAGCTGTTATCAACACACCGGCTAGTGCGGGGCGCATGGTTTCGGGACTTTATGAGGCGGTCACAAGCCCCGTACAAACAGTTTCTGGCTTAATGGATGTTGCGGCAGGCGGTTTGCAAAATGTTTTGCCAAAGCCCGTCACAGACTTTATCAACCAATTTGAAACAAACCCAGAGGCGGCAAAACGAGCAGTCAACACAGCAAATGCTATGGGTGGAATGTACAAAGAGCGTTACGGCACTCTGGAAGGCATCAAAAACACCATAGCCACTGACCCTGTTGGGGTTGCTGGTGATTTGTCTACATTGCTTGCCGGTGGTGCGGGTTTGGCAAAGGGCGCTGGCTCAATTGCTGGCCCTGGCCGGATTGGTTCTGCCATGTCTGGTGTGGCAGACAAGCTATCAACTGCGTCCAATGTGACTAACCCGATCAATGCAATGGTGAAAGCGCCAGGCATTGCTTACGACCTAGCTGGCGCATTGACTAAACAAGGTTTAGCTCTTAAAACTGGTGTTGGCACAGAGCCTATTACGCAAGCTGTAAAAGCTGGCAGAGAAGGCAACACGACAGTTTTAGCAAACATGCGTGAGCAAGTGCCAATCACGCAAGTGTTAGACGATGCCAGAACAAACCTTGCCCAAATGAACTTGGACAAGCAAAAAGACTATCGTTCTGGCATGGTCAACATCAAGAATGACAAATCTGTTCTTGACCTTTCTGGTGTTGAAGCTGTTTTAAAGAATGCTGAAAATTCAACAGGTTTTAAACAGTCCGGCATTCCAAAAGATGCAAAAGCTGTTGAAGTGTTGCAAAAAATAAGAGACAAAATAGATCACTGGAAAAAACTTGATCCTGCTGAATATCACACTCCAGAAGGGCTTGATTATTTAAAACAAAGCCTTTGGGATGATTTTGGCAAATTGGGTAGGGAAGAAAAAACAGCTTACTCAGTAGGTAAGCAAGTTTACGATTCCGTAAAAAATCAGATTAGCACACAAGCGCCTGAATATTCTAAGGTGATGAAGAATTATTCAGAGGCATCTGACCAAATTAAAGAGATTGAACGCGCCTTATCTTTGGGCAACACAGCATCTGCTGATACGGCCATGCGTAAGCTGCAATCGTTGATGCGAAACAATGTAAACACCAATTACGGGCAGCGGCTTGAGCTTGCTAAACAATTGGAAGCAATGGGCGGCAATGAAATAATGCCAGCACTTGCTGGTCAGGCTTTAAGCAGCAAATTGCCTAGAGGTTTGCAGGGCGCGGCAAACATTCCATCGTCTTATATGGCGTTTGGAGTCGGTGGCCCTGCTTTGGCGGCGCTTGATCTTGCGGCATCTTCGCCTCGCCTAGTTGGAGAAGCGGCGTACAAGTACGGGCAAATGGCAAATGCTTTAAACAAAGCAAAGCAACCCGTTACCGACATATTTAAGAAACTGCCGGTATCAGCACAAGAGGCAAGACTTGCGGCTTTGTTGGCGGCTCAGTCAAACCAGCCGTACCGCATTGAATTAAACAACATGCTTCCTAACAGGCCATAAACAAAGGACACAAAATGAGTTACAACGGCTCCGGCACATTTAACATTAACACCACGGGTCAGCCCGTTGTTGCTGGCACAACAATCAGCGCGGCCACTTTTAACGCTCTAACAGCAGACTTAGCCACGGGTCTGACTACAGCCTTGACAAAGGACGGCCAAACCACTGCAACGGCTCGAATACCCTTTGCCCAAGGGATTAACTCTACGCTTGTGACAGACGCATCAAGTGTGTCTACGGGGTCAATTATCACGGCTGGCGGGGTAGGCATTGCCAAAAAACTTTATGTGGGCGATAACGTAAACCTTGCTGGTTTAACGGCTTCAAATGCGGTTGCAACTGATGCGTCTAAAAATTTGGTCAGTGTGGCAAACACCGGCACTGGCTCAAATGTTTTGGCAACAGGCCCAACAATTGCCTCGCTTAATTTAACAACAGCTTTAACACTTGCTGGCGCTGCTGGAACAAATGGGCAGTACCTTACAAGTGCGGGTTCTGGCTTGCCGTCATGGACAACGCTTTCATCAACTACCAGCCTTGTTCGTTCAACTAGAACATCAGACACAATCCTTGGTGTGTCAGATTCCAGTACATTGATTGCAATTACAAGCGGCACATTTACTCAAACATTTACTGCTGCGGCAACGCTTGGCTCTGGCTGGTTTTGCTACATTCAAAATTCTGGTACAGGCGACATTACCCTTGACCCAAATGCGTCTGAATTAATTGATGGCTTAACTAGCTACATCATGTATCCTGGCGAATGCCGTCTTGTTCAATGTACTGGAACTGCATTTAACACAGTGGTCTTAAATAGTTTTAACCGGACTTTTACAAGCTCTGGAACATTTACTAAGCCACCTGGTTATTCTTTGTTCACTGGTTATTTGTGGGGCGCTGGTGGTGGCGGTGGAAAATACAACGATGTTGGCTTGTCTAGGGGTGGTGGTGGCGGTGCATGTGTGCCGTTCACGCTATCTCGCACTGTTGTTGGAACGACTGAGACTGTGACAATTGCAACAGGTGGCGCAGGGGCAACTTCTGACGGCAATTATGGCTCTGTTGGCGGTGACAGCACATTTGGTTCAATTTTGACGGCATACGGAGGCCATGTGGCAGGCGGCGGTGTACTGTCGGCGGCATCAGAAATAACGCCAGGGCAACCATACATAACTACTGCTGCTAGAACAAATCCTGGCTTTGGTGGTGGCGCGGCATCAGCCTCTATAGCGGATACCAATTCGGCTTATGGTGGTGCGGGTGGTGCTGGTTTTACTGGATTGGACACTGCTGTTGCAGGCGGCAAGTCTTTTTGGGGCGGTGGCGGTGGCGGTGCTAATGGCGGCGCTGGCGGTGTCAGTATATTTGGCGGCAACGGCGGTGCAGGAAGTCTTGCATCATCTGGAACGGCTGGTACAGCGCCTGCTGGTGGCGGTGGCGCAACAAAGTCAGGGACTGCTGGCGGTGCTGGTGCTCGCGGCGAATTTCGTATTGGGGGGATCATTTAATGTCACGTTTTGCAATTATCAAAGACGGCAAAGTTGTCAATATCGCAGAGGCCGAAGCGGACTTTGCAGCCACACAAGGCTGGGTTGATGCAGGCAGCGCAGAGATTGGCGACATTTACGAAAATGGACAATTTAGCAAGCCTGAGCCTATTGTTGACCCGCTTAAATACCAGAGCCAACGAGCCTCGGCATATCCTCCTATGACTGACTACCTTGACGGCATCGTAAAGGGTGACGCAGCACAAGTGCAGACATACATTGCAGCTTGTCTAGCGGTCAAGGCCAAGTATCCCAAGCCATGAATCAAATAGACGCAACAGATGCCAAGCTAGCAACGCATGAAGAAGTTTGTGCGCTGAGATACGAGGCTATTCAAAAGTCGTTTGAATCTGGCAGCAAGCGCATGGGTCGCATTGAATACATTCTTTATGCCCTGATTGCGGTCACGTTGCTTGGCCCAGGCTTTGCTGCTGAACTGCTTAAAAAAATGCTTATGTAGGCGGGTGCAATGATTGACCCTCTAACGGCACTGGCGGGTATACAGGCGGCGGTTGCGCTAATCAAGAAGGTTAGCAAAACTGTCGATGACGTATCCTCCCTTGGCCCCGTACTTGGGAAGTATTTTGATGCCAAGTCTACGGCTACTAAGGCTGCTGTACAGGCCAAGAAATCTAAATCCAGCATGGGCACTGCTATCCAGATCGAGATGGCCCTAGATCAAGCCAAGCGATTTGAAGACGAGCTACAACTGCTGTTTATGCAATCGGGAAAAATAGATGTCTGGAACAAGATCAAGTCCAGGGCGGCAGCAATGGATGTTGAAGCGGCCCACGATGCTAGGCGAGAAAAAGAAATTTCTGAAAGGCGCAAAAAAGAGATTGATGAAGTCATTGAGTTAGCCTTGCTAGGGCTGGTGTTTACCGCCATGCTTGGGGTTATTACTTACTTTGTTTTTGGCATTTTTGAACAGTGTGGGGGCAAGTGCTGATGGCAGGCGATGAGCGCCTAAACCTGGTTGACAAGGTGCTGGCGTATGTGTCCAGCCCTTTTAGACTGTTTGCAATGGTGCTGATGGCTGTCCTGACGTTTGCAGGGTACTTTGTTTACACAAACCAAGAGCTTTTGATTGGCGCATATAAAGAGTCCAAAAAGATTCCCAGCATTGCAGAAGATCGTGTGGAGGACGCAGCGGCGCATTTGTTTAAGCAGTCTGGTGCGCTGGTGGTGGCGGTCTTCAAAGTCAACAGCATGTTTGGCACAAGGGTGCTGTATCGGGCCTACGGAAAAAACGGCAGGGACAAAACAAACGATGGGTTAGATGTGGGGCTGTTTAGCCAAAACGCTGCCAACAATGCAGACGTAGTTAGACTGATGGCAAACGAAATTCCATGCGGCCCGTATTTGACAGCGCAAAGTGAAATGGGGCTGTGGTATATCGCCAAAGGTGTTGCCTACACATGCCGCATTTCCGTACCACCAGAGCCAGGGCGCTTTGTCGGACAGATTACAGTGGGCTGGGCAACAGAGCCAGCAGACCTTGAGCAAAGCAAAGCAATGCTGCAAATTGCAGCAACCATGTTATCTAGGAGTAAACAATAATGTTCCCTCTCACAGCCCTGTTAGAAGTCGGTGGCAAGCTCATTGACAAACTTATCCCTGATCCCCAGGCCAAAGCTAAAGCCCAGCTTGATCTTGCACAAATGGCGCAAGACGGAGAGTTGGCAAAGATGGCAAACGAGACAGACTTGTATAAGACGGAGCAAAACAATTTAACTGAGCGCTTAAATGCGGACATGTCCAGCGATTCTTGGTTGTCTAAAAACATCCGTCCCATGACGCTAGTTGCTATTTTTGTTGGTTACTTTACGTTTGCCATGATGAGCGCGTTTAAATTGGATGCCAATGAGGTTTATGTAACTTTGCTGGGCCAGTGGGGTATGCTAGTGATGAGCTTTTATTTCGGGGGCAGAACCTTGGAAAAAATTATGGACATGAAAGCTAAAAAATGACCGAACATTTTACGCTGGAAGAACTTACAGCTACCAGCCACAGGCAGTTTGACAACACTCCCAATGAGGCAGAGACTGCCAATCTTCAACGGCTGGCTGAGTTTTTAGAACGGGTCAAAGCGGCGCTGGACGGCAAGCCTGTGATGATTAACAGCGCTTTCCGGTCTAAGCAAGTCAACGACTCAGTGGGAAGCAAAGACACTAGCCAGCACCGAACGGGCTGCGCGGCTGACTTCAAAGTGCCTGGCATGACTCCTGATGCTGTGGTCAGGGCAATCATTGCGGCTGGCCTGCCCTATGACCAAATCATCCGTGAATTTGACGCATGGACGCACATCAGCATTAGCGATACACCACGCCGCCAAGCCTTAATCATTGACCGGTCAGGCACTCGGCCATTTGCGTAACAATTCGCGGTAGGCTTGCAGCGCGTCTTTAACATCACGCTGAAGCTGCTCAATCCTTTCGTTCTGCTGGATCATCTTGTTGTTTGCTTGGTGCGCGAACTCCGCTAAGTTTTCTTGCGACCACGTTCTGAAGTTTGACATGTTCTTCCGTTGTAAAAATGTGCCCATTGGCGCACTCACGGCGGCGCAACACAAAGCCTGTTTTGTTTCGCGTATCGCTGACAGTACTCCACACGCCACAAGTCGGGCAGTTCAAACGTTCTTCTCCTTACAGGCTTGCTCAATAGCTCTGGCAAATGCAAACCACTGATACTCTTGTTCGTGTTTTTGTAAGATTTTGCTTATTTCTTCGTCCCGTAACTTAACCCAAGGCTTTTTGTAGTCTTGGATGTCATCATCATCATTGTTGTCTATTTGCCTCATGGTTTTACCATTCTCGTATAGTTGGCTGTAAAGGTGGTGTGCATGTGTGAATCGTGGTCAGGTCAGCAGTGCGCTTGCCGCATCGTTGGCAGAAGTTGCGCTCCTCTGGCTGTACATCTTGCCATTCTGATGGGTGCAGCTTTGGCACATATCCATAGCGGCTTGCAACTTTTTTATCCTCTGCCGCAATAAATGCGGCAGCTTCCTGCACTGGCTGTGCCAAGGCTTCACGGATGGCGGTGATGGCAGCTAACTTTTCTGTCTTGTAAAACCGCACATCTTTTTGCAGCGCCTCCAGCGCCAGCTTCAGGGCTTCGTCTTTGGTCATATCAGCAAACTCCAAACCCAAATGCCAGTAAAGAACAGCGCCAAGCAAATCATCAACAGCACCACAAAAATAGACCACAGCATGAACGCGCCAATCTTGTGCCATTGGTCGGACATGGGCTTGATGTCATCCGGAACTACGGGCCACGGCTTGACCTTGCGAACTACTTCCGGCTCAAGCTCCGCATTGGTAAAGTGGCAGAAGTGTTCGCACTGCGGTGTGTGTTGGCAGATAGCGCCTGTATCACACACCCTGTTCATGCTAACTCCTTGGGTTCTTCTGCTGCCAAATACGCTTTTAAGCGCTTGATACGCTGCTTCTGGCAAGTGACCATTGCCTGCGCGTATTCCACACCCGCCTCTGCCTTCAGCAGATCATGCTCTGCGTGAAGTAGTTCGTGTGTTGCGGCCTGCGCTGGCGTTATGGTTTTTATCATTGTTTTTAATTCTGCCCACATGTACTTAAACATTTTTAGCCCCTTTCATAGCGTCCATTCACGTTCTTGACGATTGGAATTTGATTTAACTGTTTTGCCGGTCAACCGGATCAGGCCAAGTTTTTGCATTTCGTTTAAGCGCCTTGCAATCTGGTTAGGGTCTAGCCGTGAATAAAACGAGATGCCATCCTTGCCAAGCGGCCCAATGGTGCTAAGTGCTTCCATAATTTGAGCGTAGTGAGAGCTAACGTCAGTTGTGGATGCTGCCGCTTGGTGGGATGTAGCGGGGTCACTGGTACGCGCCCGTCCAAACTCACCTACTGGAATAATTTTCTTAAAAAAGTCTTTGTAGTCCATGATGCACCTTAAAAAAGAAGGGGACTTACGCGCCAGGCAACTGCGGGAAGCACAGCGCTGCCCCAAAAAATTAGAACGGAATATCGTCCGGCATGTCATCAAACCCGCTGGATGCCTTGACCGGACGGGCGGCAGGCGGGGCAGAAAAAGAGGCTGGCGCATCTGTTTTTTGCTCAAAGCATTGAAACCAGCCATCAAACGGGGTGGGAACGCTGTCTAGCTTAATTTTCATCTTGCCATTCTCAGCCCAAACAGTGCCGTGCGTAGTCCAGTAGGTCTTTTTCTGCCCCTGCGATTCGTACTCACGGGCGGCATATTTAATGTCGTATTTCATAATTTTTCAAGTTCCTTAATTTTGCTGTCCATCTCACCAAGAAATTTAACCACCTCAGCTTCTAGCCCTGTTACATACGCAGGATCGTAGACTTCGCGCACGATAAACACTTGCAATCGTTCCGGCAGGCGCGGGTCAAAGCTCACAAAATCGCACCAGTGCCGTCCAGTGCAAGCCATCTGCCACTGCACCTGAGCGCGGTGCTTTGTAGGCATCTTTTTGCCAAGCAGTGTGTCCAAATGGGTAGCAGTGTTAGGACACTTAATCTCAATCAAGCCAGAGTCGCCCACCAAGCCATCAGGAGATGCCCCAGACTGCTCAATTGACGGGTGGGTTACAAAGCCTTCAGCTTGCACCAAAACGCCTTTAGCGGCCTCATACGCAGACAAGGCTGCTGGCTCTGTGTCCGTGCCGTGCTGCATGGATGCGTTACTGTAAGACTCAGCAGCAGCGCCGGTCAGCCTTTCGCAGATCAGCAGCGCCATGTAGTTGGCTCGGCTGGCTGAATAGCCGGACTGTGTTTTGCCAATGATGTCGCTAATGCGGCTGGCGGTCACTTTGCCCAGACGGGCGGCAAACCAAGCCTCGCTTCGTTGGGTAAGTTTAGGCAAATTTTCCATAAAGTTCTTTCCGTTTTGTTTCGTAAATTGTTTTTGCTTCATCTGGTGTTTCAAATACACCCAAGTGCAATTGTTTTCCCTGATAACCAATTCTTGCTTGAAATTTTCCGTTTGCCATTGACCTCACTCCCATAGGCAAATCAATTTGTCTTTTACGCATTTTGTGATTCCATGCGTTTTCAAGTAAAGATGCCTCTCGAAGATTTTGAATCCTGTCATCAAGAGAATTTCCATTTATGTGGTCTACGCAAGGTGTTGGAAAACGATCATTAACATACAAAAACATTAGTCTTGAACGCTTGTGTTTTTTCCCGTTTAAAGAAATTACCCAATAAACTTTTGAATGGGTTTTTTGAACATTACCAGCTTCAAGCCCATTTAAAGTGTTGTGGTACTTTGATACGTTTTTCCAAAAAAACTTGCCTTGATCCAAATCAATTGCAAAAGTTTCGCTTAACTGTTGTTTAGTGATTGTGTTCATGGCAACATCGTATCACACAAGCGGCATCTGTTTTGTCACGCTGCCCCTAATTTCTTTTTCATGGCATCCTTGGCCTTGATGATTGTGTTCTGCCAGGCTTCATCACCCTTGCAGGCGGCGTAGCCTTCCTTAAAAGCCTTAATTAGCTGTGGCTCATCAGCGGCTGCATTGATGGCGCTGAGATGGTCTGTCAACCCGTCCACAGTTTTGATTTCGGTGCGGCGGCTACCGGCATTGCCATCGTCATCCTCGGGAGCAATGCCGCATGCTGCCATCAGGCTGTAACGCCTAGCGTATGTCAAGGCGCTGCCGTAGCCTTGCGGGTCTTGCTTGCTGGCCGGAACATGCAACTTGCCGCATTCAAGCATCTCGCCAGATTCGTGGATAAACACTGTTTCAACTGTTACGCCTGTAGCGTCTTCGCTGGTGCGCTGGATTAACGCTATGCCAGCGCTGTTAAGGCTGCTCATAACGGCATCAACGCAAGCGCCAAGGTCTGCGTACTTGCTGCGAAAGTGCGGGTTTGTAGATGACTTCAGGGCTGGGCCAAAAGCCTTTTGCGCTTGAACTAACGCGGTTGCAATGTTTTTCATGCTGTGTGTTCCAGTGCTAACAAGTTTTTAATGCGGTTGTTGATTTCTGCGACCTTTTTTTGATAGTCGGCCATGACTTTTTGCTTTTGCTTTTCTAATGCCGTTACTTGCTGTGAACGTGGGTCGTAGTTATCTGGCACTTCTACCTCAACTTTTTGCTCACAAATGTAAGTAAGGGTGTCATCATCAGGCAATGCGGTGTACAAAATTTGGTACTCGCCTTTTTCTTCCCAATGGTATTTTCTAAAATGGATGTGCGCTGTAAGTTTGATTTTCATGTTGTCCACCAAGTAATAAGGGAAAGGGCAAGGCCAACGCCAATGGCTGTAGCAAGTAAAAGATCAAGGGCTAAGTTTTTCATCTGTCCTCCACAATTGATTTTTCAATTTGCTGAATGATGGCGGGGTTGATGATGTCCATGAAATCTTTGTATGACCCATCGACATGCAGGGTAAAGACTGTGACGATGGTCGGCCAGCCTGGGCTAACATCGGTTTCTTGCTCGGCAAGCTCCAATTCTGCTTGGCCGGTAAAGCGAAACCCATCAATGGTTTCGTCAAAGGTAATGTCCATAGTTGCTCCAAAAAGACCCGCCGAAGTAGCGGGATTGCTATGGATTGTATAGATAAATTAACAACTGTCTAGTCTTTTGCCACATATATTTTTATTGGCTTGGCAGTTTTTATAGGCAGCGCCTATTGCACATTGCTTAGAAATCTATACAATCAACGGAATGCAATTAATCACTGAACAACAACAGGCAACGCTGCAAACCGCCATTGCTAAGGCTGGTAGCAAAGCAAAGCTAGCGCGGCTTCTGGGGGTGTCTAGGGCGGCTGTAACGCACTGGAAGAAGCTACCCAATGGCAGGCTTTACCAGCTACAAGTAACGCAACCGGAGTGGTTTAAATGAACTATTTCACAGCCACACAAATTTTGGACAAGGCCCGTGAGGGTAAACGCTACCCATTGCACATCATTAATCAGGCACTGGAATTAACAGGGGACATTGATGAGCCACATGCTGCAATGCGAGGCGAGGGAGTGGATCAAGCGCCACAGGCAGAAGGCCAGAGAGATGGGGGCAAACGCAGCCCATTTGTGGTGGCGCAAGGTGTCATACGACATAGCGCGGATTCGTGGTCAGTCGGCGTTTGATGAATTGCGTGACGAAATGAACAGGCAAAAGTGAGACACGCTGCCAGAGTTGACGCTAATCAAGAGGCCATTGTTGCCGCGCTACGCAACGCTGGCGCTTTTGTGTGGATCATTGGCCTGCCGGTTGACCTTCTTGTCGGCTACCAGCACCAAACTTACTTGGTGGAGATCAAAACCACCTCTAAAAAGCGTTTAACGAAGCTACAGGCCGATTTCTTTTTAAGGTGGACAGGTGGCTTGTTGTACAGGATTGATAGCCCTGAAGCTGCGCTACGCATGATTGAGGAGATTGAATGAGCTATATCGTGGCATCACTGCCGCCTGTCAAATGTTTTGTCAAACGTGAGTTTTTGTACAACTTTACGAAGGGGCATGGCGAGTTTGAGCCTGCCATTTGGGTTAGCCTAAAAGCCCTGCGCGGCCAAGTGTTCCGCATTGAGTCTTTGCTGCCTGCTTACGGGGCGCTGTACGACAAGCTGCCCATCCATGCGTATGTGTGGAAAGAGGGCGCTAGCAACTTGCCTATAGATACGCTTCAGCTTTGGGACTGCATGGGCTACAAGTTCACCATTGTGGAAAAGATTGGTTTACGCAATCTGGGTGTTAAGTTTCTTGGCAAAGATAAGCAATGGCACTTTGGGCGCTATCTGTTTACAGTGGACTTTTGCGCTGATGAAATGGCGCTGGACACAGGCTTTACAGAGCAAGCTGAAGAACACAAGTCGTTTAACTGGATCAAGCTGGACAACGGCCAATTTGCCTGCCAGCCTAACAACAGATGCTTGTGGTACGACCAAAGCCTGATCCCTGCTGAGACAAAGTTTCCTGATTTCCAAGCTGCTAAAAACCTGTGGACAGTGGACGGCACACGCAAATGGTCTGCTGGTGATGATTGGTTTTACACCATTGAGGAAAAGACTTGATTCCCGAAGACGCAGCGCAGTCGATCAGGGACAAAGCGCCACTGTACGGGGAAGCCAAGGCCCAACGAGTTTATCTTGAGGAATTCCGCAAGTCTAAAAAGGCCATGCTAATGAAGGACTCTTTAAAGTCAGGCGTAGAGGCTGCAAACGCACAAGAGCGTGAGGCTTACGCAGACCCTGAATATGTTCAGCTAATTAAGGGCATGGCATTGGCAATAGAAAAGGAAGAAACCCTCAAATGGGAGATTGAGGCTGCTAGGCTGGACATTGAAATCTGGCGCAGCCGTGAGGCTACTAACAGGACTCAAGATAAGGCGCACCAATGAGGCTTTGTCCCTGTGGCGCACGAATAACAATAGTAATTAAGAAAGGGTTACAAGATGAATAAACACAATGAACAAGAGTGGTTTTCTGCTGTGTTTTTAGCTCATGCAATGCTTGAGTTAGAAGCATATCCAGAATTTTACATTAGCAAACAAGATTTAAAAATTGGAGCACTTGAGCTTCTTAAAGGTTTGATTGATAGACATGAAGGAACATCTCCGGTTTTGTCGCAAAAAACCAGAGAAATTCTTACTTTAATAGATGCTCATGCTGTTGTTGAAACGGCCCGAACAGGCGGCGGCAGGCACTGACTAATTATTTGGTAAAACTTTTCGCTTTACTAAATTTAAAAAAGCCTGTTGACATTCCTTTACCAAAGGCAGTATGAGGCTTTGTCCCTGTGGCGCTACAATTACGCAGCACATGACCACCACCAAAGAGGTCTGGACTTGCACGGGCTGCAAAAGGCGGGAAGTGTTTCCCTTTACAAAAGTCAAAAAGTCGATTAAAATAAAGATGTCAAGTGCAGCAACACCGGACACCATGAGGCCACTTTCTCATGCGTTACCCTTTAAAGGGGACTGATGTTGCTGCATCAGAACGCAGTAGAAAGTGGCTTTTCTGCGTCCAGTACTGATTGCTGATGACGAAACAATGCACCAATGTCGCGGTGGCTATCAATGAAAGCGATGCGCTTACTGACAAGCCAGCGCGTGAACTTGCTAGGGGTATCACAGGAACAGAGCAAACGTGGTGATGTGACGGCTAGCCCAACGATATGAGGGCGCTCTGGAAATCTAACCTAGACCTTATGGGTGCAGTAGTCTGAATAAGATGGCTGAAGTCGGGGATATCATCCGCTTGGCTTGTCCTATGGGAAATGCTAAAATAAAGCAAGGAGAATCATCATGGCTCAAGATAAAGATGTTGCAGACTTCATTTCCACGCTGCTGCACAGTGGGACAGTGACCCATTTCATGCACTTATCCACAGATTCTTTTGCCACGCACATGGCACTAGGTGGCTACTACACAGAAATCATTGAACTGGTAGACAACTTTGCAGAGGCTTACTCTGGTGCGTACCAGAAAATCAAGACTTTCCCTGAGAATTTCCACAATGCTAAAGACCCTGTGCGGTACTTGGAAGGCATTTGCGATTACGTCAAAGACAACAGAAAAGCAATGCCGAATGACAGCCAGCTACAAAACATCATTGATGAAATTGCAGCCCTGATTGATTCAACGCTGTACAAGCTGACGCTGAAATGATCCGAATTTTTGCCGGATACGACCCAAGGGAAGCAGTAGGCTTTCACGTTTTCTGTCAAAGCCTGATCGAGCGCACCAAAGAGCCGGTAGCCATTACGCCTTTCTACGGCAAGCAGCGGGACGGCACAAACGCCTTCATCTATCAAAGATTCCTAGTCCCGTATTTTACAGGCTTTAAGGGCAAGGCAATCTTCATGGATGCCAGCGACATGCTGATGCTGGGCGACATAGACGATCTAAACAAGCTATTTGACCCCACAAAGGCCGTACAGGTCGTTAAACACGACTACAAGACCCATCACCCTCGAAAGTACATCAACACGCCTATGGAGTCTAAAAACGAGGACTACCCAAGGAAGAACTGGTCAAGCCTAATCCTGTGGAATTGTGAGCACCCGCGCAATAAAGTGTTAACCCCTGATTTTGTAGATGACCACAGCGGATCAGACTTGCACAGGTTTACATGGTTGCCGGACTCACTGATTGGGGAATTGCCTAAACAGTGGAATGTGCTGGTGGGTGAACAGGACAACCCAAATGCCAAGATAGCGCATTACACTTTGGGCATACCGGAGTTTTACCATTACAAGGACTGTGACCACAGCAAGCCCTGGCACTCCACCCGCAGCAGAATGCTCAATGGCCTGATTAACATGAAAGACCAGCAAAATGGCGACTGAACAACAACTTGCCCAAGCGTTAAGCCCGTATGACCCTAACTATTTGCAAAACCTAGCATTGGGCCAAGGAACACCATCTTTGCTTGGCAACACCACAACTGTGAAGCCAAAGCCAGTAAACAATCTTGCCCTTTTAGACAACACTGGCGATGTTTATAGCGATCCTAATCCTGGCTGGTCAGGCAAAACTGGTGCTGAACGGGCTGCTTTCTATGGTGAAAACCCTCCGTATGGCACAGTTTCGCGGGGGCTGCAAAATGTCTTTGATTTAACAACTTTAGGCATAGTCCAAAACTTAGTTGACCCTGATCGTGGCATGCGAGCAAGGGCCGAGTTTTCCGGTTTTAACCCTGACTTGGCTTCTTACAGCGGCGCTTCATTTGCTGAACAAAAAGCCATGAACGATGCCTTGGCTGCTCAGCAAGCAAGTAATAATGCGGCTGAAGCAGGCATAGGAAGTTATGGCGGCGGTTCTTTTGCAGAACAGCAGGCCATGAACGATGCTTTAGCTGGACAAGCAGCAGCACAGGCGCAGCAAGATGCCGCAAACAACGCAAATGCACCATCAGCAGAAGCTAGTGGGCCAAGTGGATTAGGCACTGACGCTGGCGGTGACGGCTACGCTAAAGGCGGCAGGGTTAACAGAAACCATCTAACCGGCCCAGACCCGCAAGGCCCAGATCAAGGTTATGCACCTTTACAAAGTGGCGAATACGTCATCAAAAGAGATGCAGTGAGAAAGTACGGCGAAGGCATGTTAGGTAAGATCAACGCAGGCAAATACGCGCCAAGGGGCTGAAATGGCAACTGAACAAGAACTTGCTCAAGCCTTAGCCCCTGCTTTTGGGATGTATCCCAAGGCTTTTCGGGGCAACTACGGCAACCCGCAAGACGCTGCTAATTTGCCCGTAGATGTGCTGCGAGGGCGCACGGCTGGCTTGTTGGGTTTGCCTGGTGATTTGCTTAACATGTTGCAAAGCCCTAAGCCAATGGAGGCATTTGGCGACACGCAATATGAGCCAAAGATTAAAGTGCCGTATGACACAGAGCGTTTTCTTCAAACGCTGCCTTTAGCGCCAACATCAAGGGCTGGACAGGTTGCAGGCCAAGCGGCATCGTTTGTGCCGTTAAACCCTGCGCCAATAGTTAAGGCGGGAGTTGCGGGAGCCAAAGCTCTAGCTCCAACAGCGGCAAACATGGCCGAACAATACATGGTGAAGACAGGTGGGATTTTGCCCCTTGATGTTTACCACGGCACACCACACACATTGCCGCCAACAGCACGCAACCCACTTGGCGAGTTTGATGCGTCCAAGATTGGCACTGGTGAGGGAGCGCAGGCTTACGGGCATGGCATTTACACTGCTCAAAACCCTAATGTTGCAATTGAATATAAAAAAGCACTTTCAAACCCAGAAGTTGTTTTAAAAGATGGGACTAGGATTTCTAATCCCACTACTGGCTCACCTGAAGATGTAGCTAAAGCCTGGCTTGAAGAAGCCTATTTAAGTGGAGATAAAACCCCATTTGACACAGCAATCAAAAAAGTTTCGATGTTGCGAAATTCTGCAAATAGTCCTAAACAATTTGATGGTGCGCTTGATGTGCTAAACAATTGGAAAAAAAGCGGTGCATCAGTTGATCTGGGTGGTAATTTGTATAAAGCAAACCTTCCAGATGCAATGATTCCCAAAATGCTGGATTGGAACAAGCCATTGCGTGACCAGCCAGAAATTTTAAAAATGCTTGAGAGTGCATATCGTGCTGATTATTTACGCATGTTTAAGGACAAACCTGGTAGCGATTTTTACAAAGCAATTTCTGGAGGTGGTGGTGTTGAGGATTTAAGAGCATCAGGTTCTTCCGAGTTACAAAAATTAGGCATTCCAGGCATCAAGTACCTTGACGAAGGCTCACGCATTAAGGGTGAAGGCACACGCAACTTTGTCACTTTTCCTGGCGAAGAAAAAAACTTAACAATTTTGGAGCGCAATGCAGAAAAGAGTGTTAAATGACTACAGACATAACTAAAGTAGCCAGTAGTAGAAAGAAGGCCGGTGGGCGAGTAGCGGGAACGCCAAACAAGGTCACAGCACAGGCTAGAGAGGCCATAGCACTGTTTGTTGATGACAATGCACCTAGACTAGCCCAATGGCTCGATGCAGTCGCTAACGGCGATCCTGAGAATGATGTTAAGCCAAACCCAGCCAAGGCTTTTGAGCTATTTCAGAGCGTGATTGAATACCATGTGCCCAAGCTGGCTAGGACAGAACACACCGGCGCAGATGATGGCCCGATTGAAATGGTGGTGACATGGGCAAACGGGAAATAATCCTGCCTTACTGCCCAAGGGACGCTTTCATGCCGTTCCACAATAGAACGGACAGATGGGCTTGTCTGGTGGCTCACCGAAGGGCTGGCAAGACAGTCGCAGCCATCAACGACATTATCAAACGGGCAATCATGGGTGACAAGATGGCTCAATACGCCTACATTGCCCCGTTCCGCAGCCAGGCCAAACGGGTGGCATGGGACTATCTCAAGCATTACGCAGCGCCAATCACCAAAAACACCAACGAAGCTGACTTGCTGGTAGAGTTAGTTAACGGCGCAAAGATCATGCTGTTTGGCTCAGACAACGCTGATGCTATGCGGGGGCTTGGATTTAACGGGGTTTACCTTGACGAATACGGCGACTTTAAGCCTAGCGTATGGGGTAATGTCGTAAGACCGTGTTTGAGTGATCGCCTCGGCTGGGCCGTTTTTGGGGGCACGCCGAAGGGAAAAAATCAGTTCCATGACATTTACAGGGTTAGCCAAGCTACGCCAGGCTGGTTTCTGACCCGCTTGCCTGCCTCAGTGTCCAAGCTGCTGCCTGACTCAGAATTGAAGGACGCTCGGGATCAGTTAAGCCAAGACCAGTACGATCAAGAGTACGAGTGCAGCTTTGATGCGGCCATCCTTGGCGCTTACTACGGGCAAGAGATGCGCCTGGCTGATGAGGAAGGCCGAATTAAGGACTTACCCTTTGAGCCTGAAAGCCCTGTTTTTAGTGCATGGGACTTGGGGTACAGAGACGATACCGCGATCTGGTTTTACCAAGTGGTCAGGGGCGAGATCAGGGTTATGGACTATTACGCAGTTTCTGGCGCAAGCATTGAGGAGATTGCGGAGGTGGTGGTTAACAAAGGCTACCGCTACACCCGCCATTACTTACCGCATGACGCACGGGCAAAGACGTTGGCATCAGGCGGCAAGTCGATTGTTGAGCAATTGGCGGCGCATTTGGGCGGCATGGCAAAGCTGGCAATCGTGCCGGATATTGGCATTCAGGACGGCATTCAGGCGGTGCGGATGGTGCTGCCCAAGTGTTATTTTGACCCTAGCTGCGATGAGGGGCTAGAAGCACTCAGACAGTACCAAAGAGAATATGATGAGGATAAGAAGGCTTTTAGGCAAAATCCTCGCCATGACTGGTGCTCACATCCAGCAGATGCGTTTAGAATGTTAGCAGTGGCCTACCGGCAAGACAACAAAGACCAAGCGCCACCTAAAGGCAAAACCCTGCAAACCATTACTCTCGATGAGATGTGGGAATTTGAGACTACTCACAAACAGGAGCGAATATGAGCCAGCCAGTAGCAGAAGTCGGTGCATACAAAAACATGACCGCAACAGGCGATGTAACCACAGGCCCATGCCAGCTTATTGGGTTTTATGTCAACAGCACTAGTTCAGGCACTGTGGTGCTTAAAGATGGTGGATCAAGCGGAACAGTCATATCTGGAACGATCACGCCAGCCATAGGCTTTCACCGATACCCAGCTAATGTGGGCACAAGCCTGCATTTTACTGAGGGCGGCACGATTGACATCACCTTCTTCTTTGCTGCTGGCTTCTAATGGCTTACGAAGAAAACGGCGCATACGAGGGCGAAGACCCTGGCCCTTATTGGCATGACCAGATAGAGAACGCCGAAAAGGTGTTTGAAAAGTGGGAAAAGCGCGGCCACAAGGTCGTTAAGCGTTACCGCGATGAGCGCGATGCCATCGAGATGCCACGGATGAAGTTCAATATCCTGTGGTCAAACATTCAGGTGCTGATGCCTAGCCTTTACGGGCGGCAAGCCAAACCTGAAGTCTCACGCCGATACATGGATCAAGACCCTGTAGGGCGCTTGGCCTCCACAATGCTTGAGCGAGTGATTGAGTACGAAACAACGCAATTTAACGACTTTGACAGCGCAATGACCAACGCTGTGCAAGACCGGCTGCTGCCAGGTCGAGGCACGGCTTGGATTCGTTACGAGCCTACTATTGTCGGCCAGCCTGAAATGGTTGAGGCGATGGAAGAATCGGCAGAGACTTCACTGTCAAACGTGCAAGAGTCGGGCGAGTCGATTGATTCTGCCCACAGCCCTGTGGATTACGTCTATTGGAGCGACTTCATACACAGCCCAGCGCGGACATGGGACGAAGTCTGGTGGGTTGCCCGTGCCGTCTACATGACCAAAGAAGAAGGCATTGAGCGCTTTGGCGAAGTGTTTGCAAATGTTGGCTTGTCTTCACAAAACACGGATGAAGACAGCAAAAACCCAATGACGGCAAAGACCACCTATGAGAAAAAGGCAAAGGTCTTTGAAATTTGGAACAAGCGCACGTTTAAGGTGTGCTGGGTTGCCAAGAATTACCCGCTGTCATTGGATGAAGTAGATGATCCGCTAGAGTTAGAGGGCTTCTTCCCATGCCCTAAACCGCTGATGGCGACTACAACCACCGGCTCACTGATCCCAATTCCTGATTACTGTGAATATGAGGATCAGGCACAAGAACTTGACAACCTGACACAGCGCATTTACTTGCTGACCAAGGCTTGCAAGGCTGTTGGTGTGTTTAACGCTGAGTTTAAAGAGTTGGCGCGGATGTTTAGCGAGGGCGTAGACAACAAGCTATTCCCTGTGACTGCATGGGCAGCGATGAGCGAAAAGGGTGGGCTGAAGGGTGCTATCGACATGATGGACACCTCGCAGATCATCATCACGCTGCGCGAGTTGTACGCATCACGGGAGCAAGTCAAGCAGTCTATCTACGAAATCATGGGCATTTCGGACATTCTGCGCGGCTCATCTAAGGCCACGGAGACGCTTGGCGCACAGCAGCTTAAAGCTAATTTTGGCAGCTTGCGACTAAAAAGCAGCCAGGGCGATGTGGCGAGGTTTGCCACTGAAATCTTTAAGCTCAAAGCGCAAGTTATCTGTAAGTTTTACCCGCCTGAGTTGATTGTCGAGATGTCGGGTGTGATGAACACGCCAGATGGTCAAGACCCGCAAATGCTGCAAGCTGCGATCCAGATGCTGTCAAACAGCACTATCCGCGACTTCCACATTGCAGTCGAGGCTGACAGCCTGGCCCAGATTGATGAGCAAGCAGAGAAGCAAGGCGCACAAGAGGCAATAGCAGCTATTGGCGCATTTTTGCGTGAAGCAATCCCCATGATTGGCGGTGCGCCAGAGACTTTGCCAATGGCCTCGGAAATGTTGCTGTTCTTAGTGCGCCGGTATAGGGCTGGCAGAAGTTTAGAGTCGGCTGTAGAGCGAGCAATGAAGGCGCTGCAAGACAAGGCAGACCAAGCCAAGCAAATGCCGCCACAGCCTGATCCTGAACAGATGAAGATGCAAGCGCTGGGTCAGTCTGAGCAAATGAAGATGCAGGCTCAAGCCCAAACAGATCAGATGAAAATGCAGGCAGATGCACAGATGGCGCAGGCTAAGGCCCAGCTAGACATGCAATTGCAGCAGATGAAGATGCAGTCAGATATGCAATTGGAGCAAATGAGGGCTGAGTTGGAGACTGCTAAGCAAAACACCGAAATGCAGATCAAGGCCAGAGAAATGGCCGGAAGGGAAGAATATGAGCGATGGAAAGCAGAACTTGACGCAGCGACTAAAATCATGGTGGCTCGGATTGGTAGCAACCCTGGAGTCGATCTTCCTGTGGTTGAAGCAGCGGCTGCTCAAATAACCAACGAGCTAGGCGGCACAATTGTGTCGGCAATGGACAAGATTGCCATGATGCACGACCAAATGGCTAACATGCACGGCGAGTCAATGCAGAACATTGGCATGGCTATGCAAAGGCTCAATGCGCCCAAAAAAGTGGTTAGGGGTGCTGATGGCTTAGTGATTGGTGTGGAGACAGCATGAGCCTAGCCCTAGCTGACAGGGTAAGACAGACCACAACGTCAACGGGCACAGGGACAATTACCCTTGATGGCTCGGTTGATGGGTTTCAGTCGTTTGCGGTCATTGGCAACAACAACACCACTTATTACACGATTGCTGGCGGTACGCAGTGGGAGGTGGGGATAGGGACGTACTACGGCGGGACGCTGGCAAGAACGACTGTTATCTCCTCCTCCACGGGCGCAAAACTTGACTTGGCGGCTGGCACAAAGGATGTGTTTGTAACGCTGCCTGCCGAAAAGTCTGTTAACCAAGATGCCAACAATCGAGTTTTAATACCTTACACATCTGGCACGACCAATGTAGGCTCTTTAAATGTTGGCGATGCAACGGCACACACTGATTCAGGTGTTATAGCTGGATTTACGGCCAGCGAGCCACTGTATCTTTACACAAGCCTGCAAAACACAAGCGCCAGCAATACAAGCTATGCAAGCTATGCGGTCAATGACGGCGGCCACACAGCGTACAGCGAGCTTGGAATAAACAATGCCAATTACAGCTATGCGGCTGCTGGCTATCCAAATAACGGCTTCTCTACTCCATTGGCAAGTTTTGTCGAGTCTTATGGTGGCCCTTTGGTTATAGGTAGCTGGGACAACCAAAAGATAAGCCTAATTATCAATGGCGCGGTCAGCACTACAGACGCAATGACACTAAACACCAATGGATCAGTGGCGTTTAATGGTCAAGTGGGGACTGCTGGCCAGGTCTTGCAATCCAATGCCACAAGCGCACCAACTTGGGTAGATTCTTCCGCAAAGTGGGGCTAAATGTTTGGCATAGCGGCTTTTGCTCAACTGCCATTTGCCACTGTTGGCGCAGGCGCAGCGCCACCACCACCAGAAGCCCCAATCGGCGGTCACTTTGGCTTTGATGAGAAAAAGCGAAATGCACAGTGGGCCAAAGATCAAAAGGTCGAGGCGCAGCGCAAGCTCAAACTTAGGGAGGCGCTGTTTGGCCTGCCGCCAGAGGTGCGTGAAGAAATCACATCATCACCCGAACAGACAATAAATGTTGCAATAACTAAACAAGTTAACTATGATGCGCTGATGCTGCGGGTTAAAGACTTACAGGCTAAGGTCAGGCTCAAGCAAGACGATGACGATGTTGCAATGATTTTGGAGATGTTATGAGGCGCACATGGATTTACCCTGCTGGCGGCGGCGAGCCTTACGAGGCTGGCTCATACCGCAGCGAGACAATGACCACTGTAATGGGCGATATTGAGCCATTTAGATCACCAGACGGCGTAATGATTTCAGGGCGCAAGCAGTGGCGCGAACATTTAAAAGCTACCGACAGCATCGAAATGGGCCATTCTGATGTAAAGTATGCTCAACAAGAGTGGAACAAGAAAAAGGAAATCCAGCGCGAAAGGCTCAAGGGCCAAGTCGCCACAGTGCAAGAGTTTGACCGGCCTGGCTCACCAATTGCGCCTATGCGGATGAGTGGATTAAACGTAGAAATGGCAAACCGGCTGCACAACAGACCCATGCCGGAGCGCAAAGAGATGATTAAGATGACATTGGAACAAATGAAAAGGATGAAGTGATGGAAAATGAAGTTGTCGCACCCGACACTGTAGATACACCAGCACCAGAAGCGCCAGCGGTAGAGGTTAAAGCAGAGCCTAGCCGTGCAGACACAATCCGCGAGGCAATGAAGCAGTCGGACGATAAACCGCCCCGTCTTGCCCGTGCCCCTAAAGAGGCCAAAGAGCCAAAATTCCCCACTGAAAAAACCGAAGCACCGAAGATGGCAGAAATGCCTAAATCGTTGAAGCGCGAGTTAAAAGAGCATTGGGAAAGAGCGCCAAGCGAGCTACAGCAAGCCATTGCCCAGCGTGATGCTGACTACGAAAAGGGCATTGCCAGCTACAAAACCCGCGATGCTGAGGCTAGGCAGATCACAGAGCAATTTGCGCCTTACGAGTGGATTTTGCGTAACGAGAACACTACTCCAGCAGCGGCCATTGGCCCACTGTTACAGACGGCAGCACTGCTCAGGACAGGAACGCCACAGCAGAAGTCTCAGGCTGTTGCCCAGATGATCCAGCAGTTCCAGATTCCGTTAGACCAGGTGGCATCATATTTCAATGGCGAGACGCGCCAGCCAGAAAATAATCATTACAATCAATTAGCGCAGCAAGTACAGCAATTGACCCAGCACATCACGCAAAGTCAATATGAAGCGCAGAAACAGAATGAAAATCGAGCACTCTCGGTTATCCAGCAGTTTGCAGGCGACCCTGCCAATCTGCATTTTGAGGCAGTCTCCGACAGAATGTTGCAGCTTCTCCAAGCTCCACAGGTGTTAGGCGATACAAGTCAGATGTCAGAACGCGAGAAATTGCAACTGGCTTATGACACGGCAGTGCGGCTTGATCCGGCTATCGCGCAGCAGTTTTATGCTCAACAGCAGCAAAACTCGCAGGCAGCTAACCAAGTGCAAAGAGCAAAAACAGCGGCGGTGCAAGTACGAGGAGCGCCAAGCTCCAGTATCGGCGGCGCTATTAATCAGTCAGATCGGCGAGCCGTTATAGCCAATGCGCTGCGGCAAGTCGGATAAAAAGGAGTAAGTTATGGCATACGCCAATAGTAATTACTCAGACGTTTTGGCAACGACCATTGAAAGTCGTTCCGGCATTGTTGCGGATAACGTAACAAAGAACAATGCTTTGCTAACCCGTCTGCGCGAGAAAGGCAAAATGAAGCCTTTTTCTGGTGGTTCGACAATCTTGCAAGAGTTGTCATTCCAAGCCAACAGCACAGCCATGTATTACTCGGGCGCTGAAACACTGAACATTTCCCCTGCGGACGTGATTAGTGCTGCTCAGTTTCCGATTAAACAGGCGGCAGTGGCAGTCACGATCAATGGTTTGGAAATGCTCCAAAACAGCGGCGAAGAACAGATCATCGATCTATTTGATGCCCGTCTGGACGTTGCTGAAGCATCAATCGAGAACTTGATCTCCACCGGTATTTATTCGGATGGTACGGCCAACAACGGCAAGCAGATCACTGGTCTGCAAGCTATGGTGGTTGCATCACCTAGTACTGGTGTAGTGGGCGGTATTGATCGTTCTACATGGTCATTCTGGCGCAACCAGACTTTCGACTTCTCTACAGACCTTGGTGCTTCTGCATCTAGCTCTAACATTCAGTCGGGTTTCAACCGCCTGTATGCAAAGACAAGTCGCGGCTCTGATGTGGTTGACTTGATCTTGTTGGATAACAATCTGTGGGGCTTCTTCATGTCGTCCCTGCAAAACATTCAGCGTTTCCCTGGCTCTAGCAAGATGGCCGAACTCGGCTTTGTTGCATCCAAGTACATGAATGCAGACGTTGTTCTAGACGGCGGTATCGGCGGGAATATTCCTACCGGCACAGGCTACTTCCTGAACACGAAGTACATTTTCTTCCGGCCTCACGCAAACCGCAATTTCGTCCCAATCGGTGATGAACGCATGAGCACCAATCAGGACGCAATCGTGCGCTTGATCGGTTGGGCTGGCAATATGACTGCCTCGGGACTTCAGTTCCAAGGCATCATGACTGAATAAGGAGCAAATATCATGTCATCAGATTACGTCACAGACGGCAAAATCGGCATTGATTTGACGGCTACTTATGCGTCAACCAGTGCAGGCTCTACAACCCTTTTCCCTGTCACACCAGGCACTCGGGTAAATACGAGCAACAACGGCGTTTACATTTTTGTCCGCGCAGAAAGCACAATTGCTGCTTACGATGCGGTCATCATGTCAACGTATGCAGATTCGGCAAGCCAAACACCAGTTATGCGCGCTGTTCCTGTAACAACCACCAACGCTGCGGCGCTGGGTTTCAACATGGTTGGCTTTGCTCAAACCGCAATCGCATCTAGCTACTACGGCTGGGTGGGTTTGAATGGTTTGCTGCAAGTTAACCTGTTGGTTGGCTGCAATCCAAAAGTGCCTCTGTACACCACTGCAACTGCGGGTTCACTGGACGACACAACTGTGTCGGCTGGCTTTATCCAAGGTATTGTGGCTAACACATCGGCCACCAGCGCTAGCTCACCATTCTGTATGGTGAACAATGCTGGTCTGATAATGGTTGGCGCAGGCTAAACCAAATTGATGCTCCGCCTACAAAGCGGGGCGTCTTTTTAATGAGTCTTTTACCCCTAAAAATCACTGGTCAGTGTGTGTCGGATGACGATACACTTTTTGGGCACATGGATGCTGCGATTGCACGGGGCTATCCTCAAATCACACAAGCGCAAGAGCCTAAACAGGGCGGCATTGTATTGGTGGCAAGTGCGCCAAGTGTGCGAGGGCAGATAGAGCTTATTAAAAAGATGAAGGCTGACGGGTTGCCCATTGTGGCAATTAAAGGGGCGCATGATTGGCTGATTGATAACGGCGTGATACCAGATTACGCTTTAGCTATTGACCCGCAAGAGCATCGGATAGCGTTTCACAAGCCACACCAGGCTGTTCAGTACATGATTGCCAGCCAGTGCCATCCGGCCATGTTTGACAATCT